TCCTGATAGGCCGAAATGCGGGCTTCAATATAGTAGATGCTGATTCCAACGTCTGCGTCGGCTATGTTTCAGGCAATGATATAAGTACTGGTCAGGTGAACACTTGCGTTGGCTTTAACGCGGGCAATACGCTGACCACAGGGTCAAATAATACCCTACTAGGCCGGGACGCAACACCTTCAGCGGCTGATGTATCTAATGAGATTACACTTGGCAGTTCTTCTGTCGTTACTTTGCGCTGCCAGCAAACGAGTATCTCTGCACTGTCAGATGCTAGGGACAAGGACGAAATTCAAGACCTAAGCCTTGGTCTAGACTATATCCAGCAAGTCAGACCTGTCGAGTTCGTCTGGCAGATGCGTGATGGTGCCGTCAAAGACAAAAAAGACTTCGGCTTCATCGCTCAGGAGATGCAGGCGGTCGAGGATGCGAACGACGCGCCTTGGGTTCGCAGCGTCCTCCGCAACAACCCAGACCGGCTTGAGGTGGCACCTGCACAGCTTCTGCCGATTGCCATCAAGGCAATCCAAGAATTGTCAGCCCAGGTCGATGAACTGAAGGCCGAAATCGCCACCATGAAAGGATCCTGACATGGACGAAATCACAGCCGAGGAAATCGCCGCAAACTATGCTGCGATGATCATCGTCGCCAACCGCATCAATAAGATCTCGGCTGGTGAAAAGATGACTGACAGCACGGCAGAGGAGCGCCAGGAGTCAATTGACGCTTGCGTCGGTCACCTCAAGCTGATGGTCGCCAAAAGCTACTGGACCACCGAGGACATGGCCCCAATCAACGCTGCGATTGCCACCGGCGAGGCTGCGTAGTGGGCGAGATCGACCTGCGGCTAATCCTAACGCTCGCGGGCATGGGTGTGTCTGTGGTCAGCGCTGCGGTCATCGTGAAAACGAAATTGGCGGCGGTGATTGAAACGTTATCCGATATTGAGTCCAGGCTGCGGAAATTGGATTCAACGGTTGATCGGCAGCAGGCTCATATGGAAGTGGCGAATCAGAAGCTGGGCGTGCTTTCCGGCATGTTGGCTCCAGACAAGATGGAGAGCCGAGCGCGCGAGGTTGCCACCATGCAGGCAGAGATTGCCAGTCTGCATGGCTCGGTCTCGAAACTTGCTGCAATGCACAATGGCAGGCACCCTGTCATCAAGGACGAGAAATAGGAGATTAAGATGCTCTCAGCACTAATAGGCCCAATCACCGGGCTGCTCGATAAGGTAATTCCTGACGCTGACACCAAGGTCAAAATCGCGCACGAACTAGCCACGATGTCAGAACGACACGCCCAAGAAGTCACGCTTCAGCAAATTGAAGTGCTGAAGGCGGATGCTAAGGGCAACTGGTTCCAGGCGTCTTGGCGACCGTTGGCTGGCTATGTGGCGGTTCTGGGCATGGCGGTGAACTTTTTGGTCAGCCCTATTGCCGCCGGGTTTGGAGTGTCGATTCCACAGGCCGATATGTCAGTGATGATGCCACTTCTGCTAGGCATGCTCGGAATTGGAGGAATGAGGAGCTTCGACAAGGTCAAGAAAACTGACACCAAGGTGATTAGCTAATGGTTGCCCGAGCAGCAATTGGTTCTTTGGCCCGCCCGCCGAAGATCAAACACGTCACCAGCATTGGTCAAAGCGTTCGTTCTTTCCCTAAGAACAAACACAAAAGAAAAAATTGGAAAAAATATAGAGGGCAGGGTCGATGAGCAGGCACAATTGGGTACTTTCTGCGCGTTCTAGGGAACGTTTGTTGGGGGTTAAGCCGGAACTTTCGGACACGGTAAAGCGCGCTTTGGAACTAAGCCCCATTGATTTTGGTGTTACCGAGGGCAAACGGTCCATCGAGCGCCAGAAAGAGCTCGTGGCGCGAGGTTTAAGTCAGACCATGAACTCTAAGCACTTGTCGGGTAATGCTGTAGACCTCGTGGCTTATCTATCGGGACGAGTTTGTTGGGAGATGTCGGCGTACGATGAGCTTGCAGACGCCATGAAACAGGCCGCTAAGGAGACGGGGGTTGCTATCCGTTGGGGCGGTGCGTGGCAGGTTCGGGATATACGTCTGCACGAAGGTACTATGGAAGATGCTATGAACGCCTACATTGACCTGCGCAGGTCAGAAGGTCGTAGGCCCTTCCTTGATGGCCCCCATTTCGAAAATAGTTAAAGGTATTAACGAGGATATAACCCATAAAAACACATTTCCTCCTAGCAAGTCTTATAAAGTTGTGTTAAATATGGTTTAGTATACCGCAAGTAAAGGAGTTATCCCATAGATATATCTGTAACAGAAGCGGTGCTTCGTATTTTAAAAGACCGGCGAGAAGGCTGCATTTCTTACATGTCGGCCGGTAATTTAAAATCTATGGAGCACTATCGTGAGCTTATGGGCAATCTGGAATGTCTAAATCACGTGGAACAGGAACTCAAGAGCCTGCTAGATAAACAGGAGCGATCTGATGACTAAAATAGATTTAACCAAAATAGCAAAAAGGCTTTCCGAACCGGAAGTCCCCAAAAAAGCCAGTTTGGCGGACGTTTATGTGGAAAGCCCTCGTCTTGACCCCGACAAAATAGGCGAAAACCTGCTGGACAGAATGCCTAATCCCACGGGGTGGCGCATTTTAATTCTTCCGTACCAAGGAACGTCTAAAACGGCGGGCGGTGTTTTCCTTCCGGGCTCTGTTCAGGAAAAAAGCCAAATATCCACGCAGGCGGGATACGTCCTAAAGCTGGGTCCTTTGGCTTACAAAGACTCAGAAAAATTCCCAGACGGGCCGTGGTGCCAAGAGAAGCAATGGGTCATGTTTGCTCGTTATGCGGGCTCTCGTTTTCAAATTGATGGTGGGGAAGTTCGCATCTTAAACGATGACGAAATTCTAGCGTCAATTCTTGATCCCGAAGACATTCATCATCTGTAAGGTATTTTTTTATGTCTCAAGACACTAACACGGTCGAATTAGACGTGGGCGACGCGGAAGAGACCGAAATCGAAATTTCCGAAAACAAAACCGAGGAAGAAAACTCTCCTCGAGTTGAGGATTCTTCGGAAAATTTTGAACGTGCAGAAACGGCAACCCAAAAAAGGATTGACCGCCTAACCAAAAAAATGCGGGAAGCGGAACGTCGCGAACAAGAAGCTGTTCGTTACGCTCACGCCGTTCAGAGCGAAGCCACTCAGCTAAAAAGCCAAGTAGAGGCTTTGGACACAAACTATGTTTCGGAATACTCTAACCGAGTTACGTCTGAAATGGAGCGCGTGGAAGAACAACTGGCTCGGTCCATAGAGTTGGGTGATTCCGCAGCCACAGTAGAGGCTCAACGAAAGCTTACGTCTTTGGCGATTCAAGCAGATCGCGCGGCGCAGGCGAAGCTTCAACAAGAAAACTCGCGAAACCAAGCTTTTGCGGCGCAACAATATCAACAGCAACAGCCGCAGCAACAGCCGCAAGCGGCAGCCGTAAAAAAACCTGACGCAAAAGCGGAACAGTGGGCGCTTAGGAACTCGTGGTTTGGTCAAGACGAAGCAATGACTTATGCCGCCTTCGGAATACACAAATCCCTTGTAGAAAATGAAGGGTTTGACCCGAGCAGTTCAGAGTATTACACTGAATTAGATCGTCGTATCGCTGATAAATTTGGCGGCGGCGCAAAAACCTCCAGCAGGCGGCCCGCTCAAACGGTTGCTGGTGCTTCGCGAACACCAAATGGGCGCACAGGAAAGAAGGTTCGACTCACCCCGAGCCAAGTGGCAATAGCCAAAAAATTGGGTGTGCCGTTAGAAGAATACGCGAAATACGTGAAGGATTAAGAACATGGCCGAGCAAGAAGAATTTTCTGTAGGTTCGTCCGTGGACCGCACTCCTCGCGCAAAAAAAACTCGGGAGAAGAAGGCTATGCGTAAGCCTTGGGCTCCCCCGTCTATGCTCGATTCACCGCCCGCACCGGACGGTTTTAGGCATCGTTGGATTCGCGCTGAAACGCGTGGTTTTGATGATACTAAAAACGTCAGTTCTAAACTCCGGGAAGGTTGGGAACTTGTCCGTAAGGATGAGCATCCTGACTTTGAAGCCCCGGTAGTTGATTCGGGAAAATACGAAGGTGTGTTCGGCGTCGGCGGCTTGCTTCTCGCACGGATTCCGGAAGAGACCATTCAAGAACGCACCGAATACTTCGGTAATCGTAACCGCGATCAAATGAATGCTGTTGACCACGACATGATGCGCGAGAACGCACATTCCTCCATGCGGATCAGCAATGCTGATCGGCAATCTCGTGTAACCTTCGGCGGCCCTAAATAACAGGTCCGCCCCTTTAGGAGAACAACCAATGGCAAATCAAAACACTGCCTACGGTCTTCGCCCTATTGGGATGGTTGGCAGCGGTGTAAATTCTACTGGCGTTACTCAGTACGAAATTGCTTCCAACAACACCAACGCAATCTTTCAATACGGTATCTGTGTGCCTCTGGCCGCGGGTGTTATTGATTTTGCTGGTGCCACTTCTGGCGGCACTACGCAAGCGCTTGGCGTCCTTATGGGTGTGGAATACGTAGATTCGGTTTCCAAGAAACCAATCTTTATCAATTACTGGCCCGGCTCTGGCTCGGTTAGTGTTGATACCAACCACCCGGTTAAGGCCTTTGTGGCCGACAACCCAGATCAGCTTTTCAAAGTTGCGTCTGATGCGTCCCTTACGGACCGTGCTACGGCTCTTGCGACGGTGTTTGCTAACGCCTCGCTCGGTACTTCGGCACGAACGGGTTCGACGGACACGGGCTCGTCTAACAGCGCGCTTAGTGTTTCTTCCGTAGCGACGACAGCAACGCTACCGCTTCGAGTTGTCGGCATCATGGACGATGCTGCAAACTCCGATTATGCGGCAGCGGGTATTCCGCTGATCGTTCGTCTAAACGCGCACTTTAACGCTGGTTCTCGGAGGTTTGATTCTCAGACCACCGCAGATTCCACCGGCATTTAAGGAGGGCTAAGAAATGGCTATTTCTCGCGCACAACTTGCGAAAGAGCTTGAGCCCGGCCTTAATGCGCTGTTTGGTCTTGAGTATGATCGTTACGAAAACGAGCACGCTGAAATCTTTGAGGAGGAGTCTTCGGACCGCGCCTTTGAAGAAGAAGTGATGCTTGGTGGTTTCTCCACGGCACCTGTTAAGAGTGAAGGCAACGCCATTACTTTTGATGATGCTCAGGAGACGTATACCGCTCGGTACACGCATGAAACCATTGCGCTGGCATTTTCGGTTACTGAGGAGGCTGTTGAAGACAACCTCTATGACCGTCTTGCTTCGCGGTACACTAAGGCTCTGGCCCGCTCTATGGCTCAGACCAAGCAGATTAAAGCGGCTGCCATCTTGAACAATGCGTTCACGGCGGGTGCTTCTGCAATTGGTGACGGCGCAGCGCTTTGCTCCTCGGCACATCCCAGTCTTTCCGGCAATCAACGTAACCTTCTTTCCACGGCGGCTGACCTTAACGAGACGTCCCTGGAACAGATGCTTATTGATATTGCAGGTCTGACGGACGAACGTGGTCTGAAGATTGCTGTTCGCGGTATGAAGCTCATTATTCCAAAAGAGCTTCAGTTCATTGCGGAACGAGTTATCAACTCTAACCTCCGCTCTGGTACTGCCGACAACGACCTCAATGCCATGAAGACCATGGGTATGCTTCCTGACGGCGCGGTAGTTAATCACTTCCTCGTTGATACGGACGCATTCTTCATTAAAACCGACGCTCCAAACGGTTTCAAATACTTCAATCGCTCTCCGATTAAGACGGCGATGGAAGGTGATTTTGACACCGGCAACATGCGCTTCAAAGCGCGTGAACGCTACAGCTTCGGTGTTTCCGATTGGCGTTCTGTGTTCGGTACTCCCGGCGCAGCGTAAAACGACAGGTTTTACCTGCCGTCGAGAAGGGGCTTCCCGAAAAGGGAGGCCCCTTCTTTTTTGTTTACTTTCTTGTTAGAATGACACCTGTGGGCATTAAAAAAGCTTTGCAGACAGGTCCCTGCCCTCCTGACGTTGCACAGACTGCAAGGCAAACCCTTGTGCATGAGGTGAAGACATGGCTTCGACAACGTTTTCTGGTCCAGTCCGTTCTGAGAACGGCTTTCAGACAGTTTCTAAAAACGCGACTACCGGTACTATTACGGTCACCAGCGGCAGCAAAATGGCCGTGGAGGCCGCAGCCGGTGCGGGTATTGAAGGCACCGCGGAAACTTACATCACGCAGGTGGAGCGCTTTAAAAGCGACGTAGACACTAACGTCAACCTCGTTAAAACCACTATTATGCTAGACCTTACCGGTCTTCAGTCCACCGCCGCCGGTGACATTATCGGCAAGAACGGCTCGGGCGTAGCCTACTTGGGTCAGGTTACGACGGCCAATTCGGGTGTTGTCTTTGGCGTTACGATGGAGTGTTTTGAAACTCCGGCGGGCGGCGACCCAGACATTGACCTCTATTCTGCCACGGAAGCAACTGGCGTCGAGGACAGCCCGATCAGTGATCTAACGGAAACACTGATTATTAACGCAGGTGATGCCGCTGTCGGTACGCGTGTGGCGGGCGGTACTATTGCTGCCGACCAGTACCTGTATTTGGTCGCAGGGTCTACTACGGACGCTGAATATACGGCGGGCCGTCTGGTAATCACCATCTTGGGCTATGACGTAGCCTCGTAAGGAGTGAGTTATGGCAGATACCGTTGCGTCTCAAATTATTGAAGACGGACCGAAATACGCGGTAATAAAGCTTACCAACATTTCGGACGGCACGGGCGAAAGCGACGTGGTGAAAGTAGACGTGTCTGCTCTGGAAAATAGCGCAGATGGCGACGCCTGTACGGGCGTCGTCATCGAGCGGATTTGGTGGCAGTGTATCGGTATGAAAGTGCAGATACTGTGGAACGCCACTACCAACTTGTTCTGTATTGAATTAGGTGAAAACCAGAGCGGGTCTCACGATTACACGGTGTTCGGCGGACTTACCAACAACTCGGGTTCCGGCAAAAACGGCGACGTTTTGTTTACTACGGTTGGGGCGACTTCGGCGGATACTTACACGGTTATTTTGTATCTCCGTAAAAAGTTCGGTTAAACTGTTTAAAGGTTGGGGCGCGGCTAGGATAAGACAGGCGCGCTCCTTCCCTTAAACAAACGGGGTAAAACTCTAATGGCCACTACAAAAAACGTTACGCGGACGCCCTCCGGCCGAATAAAATACCGAGGTGAAACATTCGCGGGTTTTAACAAGCCGAAACGAACGCCGGGTAAAAACAAAAAAAGCGCTGTTCTCGCCAAAATAGGTTCTGAAATTAAGTTGGTTCGTTTTGGCGACCCAAATATGTCTATCAAAAAAGATCAGCCTAAACGTCGAAGCAACTTCCGGGCTCGACATTCTTGCGATACCGCGAAAGATAAATTTACCGCAAGGTATTGGTCTTGCAAGGCGTGGTAAAATTGTTTGGAGTAGGAAATGGCCTATTCACGCAAGTCTAAGAAATCTTCCTCAAAAAGCAAAGGAAGCAAAATATGTCCGGCAGGCAAAGCCTGGGCAGAGCGTACATTCGACACATACCCATCCGCGTATGCGAATATGGCGGCCTCAAAGTATTGTAAGGACCCCAACTACGCCAAAAAGGCGAAGGGCAAAAAAAGTGGGTGAATTAAAAAAATGGCGCGACCAAGATTGGGTTAGAATAGGCACGGACGGTAAAATTAAAGGTGCCTGCGGGACGTCTAAAAACAAAAAGAACCCTGACCGGTGCTTGCCCCGCAGCAAAGCGAAGAGCCTCACTCAATCAGAGCGCGCCGCTACAGCTCGTAAAAAGAAAAAAGGAGGCGCAAAGGGGGAAAAGGTTGTTCCCAACACAAAACGCGCAAAAGTAAAAAACATGGCACAAGGTGGCGTTGTTGCGCGGGGTTGCGGGGCGATTATGAACAATCGGCGCAAAGTAACGAAGGGCTCTGTAAGGCAATTATGACCTTAGATTTTTTGACACCTTCTTTGGATACGGAACAAGCGGTGCATCAAGAGCTTCTGGATTGGTCTTCTGAGGTTCTGTCAAAAGCTAGTCCTCACTTTAATGACCTTCCACCGTGCCCTTACGCTCAACAAGCTTGGCTATCCGACAGTGTTTCGGTCATGTTTAAGTACGAAAACAACAAGCAATGTCTATACAGCGCAATTTCTCGGTTTGACGATTTGTTTGACCTTGCCATAATTGTAGACTTTAAATTTGACGAAGACCCAAAAAATTTCCACGATTATCTCGATCAAATAAACGACGTCATTTCTGACGGCATGTTCATCGACAAGGACATGTGGGTTATGGGTTTTCATCCACATGACGAGGAAAGCGAATTTGTGCAGGACGTAGATTTTGCACCGCGCCTAGCAACAGAATACGCGATGATTTTTGTTCAGCGCTTATCTAAGTTACAACAGGCCGCAGACAAGCTGGATAAAAAAGGTTATTATAACGTATACGACGATCAATATAACGCCCGTGAAATCTATGAAAAACGGGACCGTTTTCACAGGAGACTAAAAAATGGCTATGAAACCTAGGAGATTTAGCAAAGGCGGTTCTGTCGTTGACTTGGGGGCGGCTGGTTTCCAGAGCCCGCCTCCCGCGCGTAAACCGCCGAAGTCGGAGTCGGAGCCTGTGCGGAAGATGCGCGGCGGCGGCATGGTCAAGAAGATGCGCGGCGGCGGCATGGTTAAGAAGATGCGCGGCGGCGGCATGGTCAAGAAGAAATAAGATGGCCACTTCGGGAAGCACAGATTTTGAGTTAGACGTCGCTGATTATGTAGAAGAGGCGTTTGAGCGTTGTGGTATTGAGGTTCGTACCGGTTACGACCTTAAAACCGCAAAGCGTTCTCTCAATCTGTTGCTTGCAGATTGGGCTAATCGAGGCTTAAATCAATGGACCATTAAACAACGTTCGTTGACGCTGGTTGTAGGCGACGGGGAATACGATCTAGGAGCAGACGTCATTGACGTATTGTCTGTGATTGTCCGTCGGGATGGAACAGATTATTCCATGGATCGTCTGAGCCGGGACGAATACCTTACTATTCCTACCAAAACCACGCAGGGCCGCCCTAATCAATTCTTCTTAGACCGTCAGCTCACGCCAAATTTAAAGATTTGGCCAACTCCGGAAAACACCTCGGATGTTGTGATTTACGATGCGCTCACTCGTATGGATGACGCGGATGTTTACACAAATACCATGGATATGCCCTTTCGTTTTTATCCGTGTTTAGCCGCAGGATTGTCGTACTACTTGTCTTTGAAACGCGCGCCAGAGCGCACTCAACTCTTAAAATCCGTATATGAGGAGGAGTTTCAACGCGCGGCCGAAGAAGATCGCGACAGGGCCTCCTTTAATGTCGCCCCGAAATATGACTATTACGGGGGCCGATAATGGCAAAGTTTGCACTGGGTAAGAACTCTTACGCCATCTGTGATCGTTCGGGATTCCGATATCCTTACAGGGTTATGCTGAAGGAGTGGAACGGTCTTTTGGTGGGCCCGGATCAATATGAACCAAAACACCCTCAATTGGGTCCTTTTCGAAAGGTGTCTGATCCCGAGGCGCTTCGCGATGCGCGACCGGATCGTATAGAACCCATGGATGTTTACGTGGGTTTGCCTTTAATAGAGGACCCCACCCTTCGGCCCTGCCCCGGTTTTGGTCAGGTCGGCTTAGTAACGGTGAGCACGCCATGAGTTTCACATACGATCAGCTAAAACAAGCCGTTCAAGACTACACCGAAAACGACGAAACGTCTTTCGTTAACAATCTTCCGGTGTTTATCCGTCAGGCCGAAGAGCGCATTCTTAAAAACGTGCAATTGAGCTTTTTTCGCAAGAACGTGTCGGGGAACATGACCTCGTCCAATAAATATTTGGCCGTTCCCAGCGATTTTTTGGCTCCTTTTTCGCTTTCGTTTGTAGATTCAAGCAGTGACCACGTCTTTTTGGATTTTAAAGACGTAGATTTTGTTCAGTCTTTTAACCCAAACTCCGCAACAACCGGAAACCCTCGGTATTATGCCGTTTTTGACGTGGACAACTTCGTTTTAGGTCCTACTCCGGACTCCGCCTACGCCGTGGAATTACACTATTTCTACAGGCCCGCCAGCTTGACAGCAGGGTCCGGTTCGGGAACTACGTGGTTAAGCGAAAATGCAGAATTAACCCTTTTGTATGGAACCTTGATTGAGGCCTATATCTATATGAAAGGTGAACCGGACATTATGGCTCAATACGAAAAACGGTTTGTAGAAGCAATCCAGAGTTTGAAAATGTTTGGGGAAGCCAAAGAGGTTACCGACGAATATAGGACCGGAAAGGTAATTAGGCCCAAACAATGACGGTAGGAACTATGCAGCTAAATCCCGGTTTTCATGTTGAAGTTAAAACCACGTCTCATCGCGGTTTTGCTCCGGAAGAGATAGCCGAAATAGCGGCCGACAAAATTATTTCTATTTCTGACGAAGCTGATCCGGTCATCCGGGACCAAGCTAAAGCGTTTCGTGAGAACATAACGTCGGTTTTAGCTTTCTACATGCGTCAAGCGGTAAAAAGTGATAGAACTACCGTATACAACGCGTTGAATGACGCAGGCCATAAAGATTTGGCCGAAATGATAAGGAGAATGTGATATGGCCTTTTCGGGTAATTTCATGTGCACCAGCTTTAAGAAAGAACTTTTGGAAGCCGTACACAACTTCAAAAACTCTGGTGGCAGTACCTTCAAAATCGCTCTGTATACCAACAGCGCAAGTTTCACGGCGGCCACAACCGCTTACACCGCTACGAACGAGGTTAGTGGAACTAACTACACGGCTGGCGGAAACACCTTGACGCGAGTGGACCCTTCAACTAGCGGCACCACCGCTCTCACTGATTTCGCGGATACGACTTGGAGTTCCGCTACCATAACGGCGCGTGGAGCCTTAATTTATAACGATTCTGCGTCTGGTGACCCCACTGTGGTTGTCCTTGATTTTGGATCAGATAAAACTTCGACTTCCGGCGACTTTACGGTTGTTTTCCCGGCCGCAGACGCAAGTAATGCCATCATCCGGATAGCCTAATGTCGGGCATTGTCGTCCCCCTCGGCGGCTGGGGCCGCTCTGGCTGGGGCGCAATGCCTTGGGGCCAAACGGACCTACCTAAAGCCACCGGCTCTGTAGGTTCTGTTTCTGTCACGGCGGACGCTATTACCGCTGTCACGGGTGTAGCTTCCACCGGCTCTGTAGGTTCTGTTTCTGTCACGGCGGACGCTAT